CAACACCTGACCGCTTCAAAGCGCCGCGCCAGACACGGGAGCGGATTTGTATATCATTGATCCATAGCTTGCCGTCGCGTGGGTTGATGAATACACGGCCATCGGCAAGCTGAGTGTATTTCCTTTGGCCTTGCAGGGCTTCCATAGCTGGTGGAATCAATTTCACTTCACGCTTACCGGCATTCGTTTTCGTGCCTTTTTTATCGCCCCTGACTTCAGCACGTCTTACGAAGATTGATCCTCTCTGAAAATCGATATCGCGCCATTCAAGTGCTATTAATTCTGAGGGACGAAGGCCTGTCCAGAATCCGAACTGAATCAGGTTCCTATCCTGGCCTTCCAGTTTTCCCAAAATCCGTGAAACCTCATCAGGTGAAAACGGCATCGGCTCACGCGTACTTACTTTCAAATTGTGAATACGATCCATGGGATCCTTTTGAATAAGGCCATCGGCAAAGGCATCTGCGAGCATGCCGCGTAATGGTGTCAGAATGTTGTTTATTCTTTTATTAGAGAGGTGTGCTAAATCTTCAGCTATCCAGGCTCTGATAATCGATGTAGAAACATCCCTGAGTTTAAACCTTCCGAATTGAGGGATAAGGTGGATCCGGATGGCGCTTTCATATCCAGCATAGGTACTGGCTGCAATAGTCCGTGCCATGGCATTCAGATAGCTTTTTAAAGCATCTTCAACCAACACATCGCGGCTGGCAGACATGGAAAAAAGGCCAGCATTTTGGCTATCAGGGAAATGTGAAGCATAGCAAAATGTGTTCTTTGAAATCTCATGAAGTATGGCTGAACGTAAACGCTCAGCGTATTTTATATTTGCTTTGGTATTAGGGAGCCCAATTGGCTCCCTGCATCGTTGGCTTTTATATTGAAAATCAATGTATAGTAACCCGTCGCGAGTTCTTATGCCGCGTGCAACAGTCTCATGCTTCCGTTTTCTACCCATTTATCCACCTGTTCAATGTTTATAAAAATCCGCCCGTCTGGAGCTTTTTTCCAGTGAACATTCTCAAGCCAAACCCCGGCTTCGCGCTTCCTCTGGATAGCCTTTTCAGAGTATCCAGATAGTGAAGAGAAGCGGGGAATTAAGACCCATTTCGGCATTTTCTCAAACGCACCTTACGCCTGTTTTTATTTTAATACCAATGATGAACTTCCGGCTGAAATACAGAAACAGGAAAATTGAAATTAATTGTGTTGCCATATCTTTCGAAAACATCCCGAAAAAAATCACAGCTAGACCGATAGTGACAGTTAAAATGACTTTATTTTTATCGTTCACGATTTTACTACCTCCTTTTGAGCTTGTGCATACGATATAAACGATTGAGCACACTGAGCGGCTGTAGGAAATGGATCGCAATAATCCTCTCCGTACATCCATAAATAAATCTTTGTCCTGCATTCATCATTAAAAATATCAATCACAGAGCCGGCTGGCTTTGTTAAAACAACATTTTCATTATTGATAAATGGAGCATCTGCCCCGATGAACCGAGCTACAATCATGTTTATATCCGCTCTTTGCTCATCAGTTAGGGTGTCACAAGGCGGGTCATGATCCACCGTCACCCATTGTTTGTTCATTTCTGGCAATGGCATCCATGCCTTAAGCTTGGGTTCAAATTCCGTTTCAAACCAAACATCCTGAGTGGCATTGCCTTGCGGGCTCTCTTGATATTCAGCCACATTCAAAGACGCAATAGCAAAGCTGTTTTCTGTTTCATTAAATGAAGTTAAAACTGCCCGTGGCAACCCAACATCTGCAAGAAAAGCCGTGCCGTCTTTCGGGGGTTCATCCACCCGCCAAAAATATTGAAACTCTCTTAATGAGTGAGGCAGGGAGGGTGTTACCCCTCCCTCCTGTTGTGGTTCAAAACGGGATATCATCATCGTACCCCTCTGCGTTTACAGTGCCAGCGAACGGGTCATTAGCCTGGTGTTGATTCTGTGGCTGCTGATACTGTTGCTGTTGCTGTTGTGGTTGTGGTTGAACAGGGGCGCGTTCGGGTGTACTCCCGCGCCCCTGATTCGTGTTGGAAGATGGGTTGCCACCCAGTTCCAAATCTTTTACAAAAAGGTTCAAATCGGTTCTGTTATTACCTTCATTGTCCTGCCACGTAGCAAGGGAAATTTCGCCGGATACGGTGATTTTCTGGCCTTTTGTGAGATACTGGGAAAGCTTACCTTCAGCCCGCTTACCAAAAATGGAACAGCGTGCCCAAGTTGTTTTCTGATTATCGCCATAGCCGGAAGTGAAGGCCAGTGGAAACGCGCAAACGCTTCCGCCGCCGTTCAATTGTCTGACCTCAGCATCTTTGCCAATGTTTCCTGTTACTGTAAAAATATTCACATCAAGCCCCTTTTGGAAGTGTCACGCGTAGTGATTCGACTTCCTTTAATTTGTATTTATCTTCAATCGGTTTAAGCGCTGCCTTTGCTTCTGCTAAAACATCAGCGGCCTTGGCATAGTCAGGGTCTCCTTTCATTAATACTGCATCAGTGACTTTGCGGATGACGCGGCAAACCTTTACGCCTTCATTATCTGATGATTTTAAGCCGGACTCATTCAGCGCTTTGAGCAAATCAGCTTTCATAGCCTTCGCTTGCGCAGTTGCTTCCTTTTCAATAGCGATAGCATCAGCGGCGGCGGCAATCAGGGCACCCAAGCCATCATCAGGCCATGAATCGGTTTCAACTCGCTTCCAGAATTCGTTATGAGCTTCCACCATTTCAGCAATATAATCATCGTCACGTTCAATTCTGATGATTTTATGCGTCACATCATGCTCTGGCATGTATGAAATGAAGTTCATATGATCAAGTCCAAAAACATACATCTGCTGTTGCATTTGATGCAGATAGGCCTTGGAAATTTTACCTGCCAGATGCTTTTTATGAACTTCGACATTCGAAGGGCATTTGATTTCAAGCCCTTCGCCAGCTTCAATGTTGATACCGTCCATTGAAGCTGCTGTTATTCCACGCTGACCGCATACAGGAGGAAGTGATACACCCAGCTCCACTTCAGCCATGAAACGCGCATGCGGTTCAAGCTCATGCCCTCTACGTGTCGCTGCCGTTGAAAAATAAGGGCGTTCAATACGGCCTGTTTTGATGTTCCAGAATCGCTTGTTATGGTTCATGGCGGCAAGCCCATCAGATGCCCCGATCACGGTGTCACGCCATTCGAACCATCCCTCAGAATTCTGTTCAAGATCGATAATCTGAAGCTCTGGATATTTATTCATTGGAACCCTCCAGTTCAGCTTTTTTGGAAGCGAACAACTTGCGGGCTTCCCCTTTATCTGACTCAGTCAGGGTTGCACAATGTTGAATAAGGGAATTTAGGTAGCTCATGTCTTTTGCAGATCGAATTGCAGCGAACAAGTCAGATTTATATTTTGCATCTTTTTCAGCCTGTTCGACTTGAGCACCATCGACAACATGCAACTGCTGTTTGTCATATAAAGCATTACCGAATTGATCGCCGAATGTTCTCAGGGCTCTCTTCAAAGCATCTGTTACAGCCTCTTTGCCAGCGGATTCATGTGCATCAGCAAGTGTTTTAGCACTGCCTTGGCCATATCCAACATCGGAACGGTCAACGCCGATTGCATCAACACAGACGGTTGCCATGACTGATATACGATACATTTTAACAGCCGGGCCATTATTATATCCGGCCTTTTCGTATGTCTCTTCACTCATGATTTTAAATTCATTAACACGATAGCTCCAACCGCTAAAGCCAAAAATTCGATTGGCTTCACGAATTGCATGATGCCCTTCAATGTACGACAAGTTGAAGTTACCTTGCTTGCGCTGGCTTACATGCCGACGGTCAAGGGGCTGATTCAGCATTTCTGATATTATATCAATGAGACTGGTTGATTCATCTTGTTTTATTGCTAGATTTTGGGCGCTCATTTTTCACCTCCGCGTGATTGATGTGCATAGGAAAGGGTGGGTGCGGATGCTGTGGCGGCGGATGCACTTACCCTTTTTTCAACGATTTGTTTTGTGTGTTTTTGTCCGATACGGACATTTAATGCGACCAATATAGTCATAGTCATTCTCCTTATTTATTTTATATCGCGTTTCCAATTTGTTTTGTCTCTGCTATGCCGGGGGAGTGCCCTCCACCCGGCTTTACGCGGAGTTTAACGACGGAAAAAATGGGAGAAAAACCGCCGGTTGACGATGTTTGCCGTCAACAAGACGAAATCTATCAAGGCAGTCTTATGGTGTCAACAAATTGTTTTCGTATAAAAACAATATGTTTCATGTAAATCGAAATTGGCTGATGTTGTGTTTTTGTAGTAATAAAATTGTCCCGACAATGGTTTATATTCTATTAACTTCTATTAGCATTGCTTAAGCAATGCTCTAAGCATTAAACTGTTGGAATATAAAGTCTTTTTAGGTAGTAGTTTTTTACTTTACAGAGTTCTATGAAACGGTGGAATATAAATATATGCAAAAGCATGCCGTTAGGTCATGCGGATAAATCCCGTGACGCGGGCTATAGGCTGGTCATCTGCGAAAGAGTCTGTAGAAACATCATCACGATTAAAAACAGCTTTATTAATCGGGTGAAATTGAAGTTTATTGCCGCGAGCAGGCATGACCACTTTTGCAACATGAATCCTTGAATCAGAGCCCTTAACAATTGCGTACTTGCCAGGCGTTATCTCAAGTTCTTGAGATGCTATAACTATGTCTCCAGGGTTAAACACAGGCAGGCAACTTTCGTCACCATCTGGTATGATATAGCCAAATATATTACCATTTGTAGGCATGTCTATGGCAGACCGGATGACTCCATCATCATTCATAATGGCGATCTGGGATGACTCATTAAAAAGAAGCTTTCCAAGACTGGTGTCATTCATGATGCTAGAAACACGATAAGCGCCCCATAGGGTTGGAAGGCGGCTCCCATTGAGCCAGGAAAGAACGGCTGCCTTAGTGATATTCAGCATTTTAGCAAGCTCGGATGGCTTTATTCCCTGATCATCAAGCGTCGTTTTTATGCTCTTTCCAACGGCCTGCCTAAATTCAGTTTCACTCATATCGGGCTCGATGTACCAATCTTTATTATCACTCATAGTTACCACCTCGAAAACAAATTGTTTACAAACAGACACAGAGATGCTTATGCTTCGCACATGTCAAAACTAAAAGGCCAGAACTTAGGTGACACGGTTCGCCATATTCGCTTTCCAAATCACATTGATGAAGCGATTAGCCGTGTTGCCAAGGCTGAACATCGAACAATCACCCAGCAAATAATTATGCTGATCGAGCGCGATTTGTTTGGCCATCCAGCAATTCGAAAATCATTGGGAGATGATGACAATTTGGGATAGTCGAGGCAACTGATAGTTGGACACAATTAAAAAACAATACAAAAACGCGGAGGTCTTTGGGATGAGTGTCAAATTTATTCAACTACATGTTGACTTTTTTACGAGTGTTAAAACTCGAAAGTTGCAACGAAAACTAGGGGAAGAAGGTGTCATTTCATTGCTGCGACTGTTTAATTACACTGCACAGCATCGGCCCGATGGCAAACTGAATATGACTGCTGATGACATCGAATTGGTAGCCGACTGGAAGGGCGAACCGGATAATTTTTATAATACTTTGGCTGAATTGAGTTGGTTAGATATTGAAAGCGGCTCTGTTTCAGTTCACGGATGGGCTGAAAATCAACCATGGATCGCGTCTCAAGCTGAGCGCACCACACGCGCCAGAAAAGGCGCTGAAGCACGCTGGAATAAGTCTAAACACAGCGAAAAAGTCACGCCAATCAAGCCGAAAATAAACGAAAAATCCAAAGCTAAAAAGATAGAACTTAATCAAGTCGCTGCTGAAATTATTGATCATCTTAACACAAAAGCTGACAGGCGATACACACATGCCAAGACAACGCTAAAGCCCATTGAATCAGCACTTTTATCGTTAAGCAAAGAGCAATTATCAGCGGGGAGCTGGGAAACATCTAAAGCCGCTTTAATCGCTATAATCGATGTGAAATGTGATGAATGGAAGGGTGGTGACATGGATAAACATCTTACGCCTCAAACGCTTTTCCGTCCTTCAAATATAGACAAATATCTTGAACAAGCCGCCCGTGATGGTTCACAAAATGATAAGTTTTTGGATGATGATGGGAAGCTTGATGCAAAGAAAATGGTTCTGTTATGAGTGTTGCCATTGCCAAAGATGACAAAACATGGAATGACTTCATGCAAAAAGATCTTGTGGTGATTGACGGAAACCCACTTGTTCGAGCTGCTGATCTTCGATCTGAAACCATTGATTTTATAAAAAATGGTGTCCCTGAAGGCACACCTTTCGGATTTCCATCACTGGATAAACTATTGAAGATCCATCCCGGTC